GAATTATGCGGAACAGTGATAGTCTTCGTTACAAGGACTTTATCGCCTGTACCGCCCATCGTGCCGGAGAAGGTATAGTCTGTACCATTCAGTCTGAGAGTTGCGGTTCTCGTTGCCGAAGAAACAAGTTCATACGGTCTCTTCAGCACAAGCTTTCCATATACTGTAGACGAGTTGCCGGATGCGGAAGTTCCTGTCTCCTCAAGGTATAAATAACCATAAGGACGATAATCGGAACTGTTGCCAAAATTTCTGCTTAAATTTAAATTCGCCATATCTCCTCCTTATAGTCTTACCAAAGCTATGCCTGAGTTTGTCAGAAGGTCGTTTGAATCATAGATATCCACTGCAATGAATCTCGCCCTGTTGCACAGGGTGATCTCTTCTTCGACCACGCTCTTCCTCATATGGAACTCGCTCTCAGATACCCAGAACAGAGGATTGCCGTCCTTGTCATATCCGCTGAATCCGATATCCGCATCGACCTTGACATAAGAGCCGTCCAGTTTATAGAACATGGCTCCGTTGACATCCCACTTACCGATCAGATGATTCTCTGCATCGTAGACTTCCATAAGTCCGTCTACGTTGTTTGCTCCACCGAGTTTCAATGTGCCACCGCTTATGCGGTCTGCACTGATCTCTCCTGTGGTGATATTGGAGCCGTTTATAACGGTCGTTCCGTCTCCGGCAAGATTAGATATCGTAACATATCCACTCAGATTGACCTTACTGGCATCGATGGTGACCTGTTCAGGAGTCTGATTTATCTTGGAAATGATCTCGTCTTCGTTGACTTTTTTCGATACTGTAGAGGATATCTCGGCGGCTTGAACCTGGAGATTTGCCGTGCGTTCATACAGGGTAAGACCTCCGGCTAACTCCTCCAACTGCTCTTCTGATGCGATGAGAGAGATCTGCTCCTCTGTCTTCTGGATATCTGTCCAGACCTTACGATAAAGGACGGTCGCCTCGATATCTTTTGAAATTGAAATCGTATCGTAATACTTCCTGTCATCGCTCACGCACTTGAATATAATGCGTGTATTTCCTTCAAGGAACATGTCCGATGTTGGACCGATAACTAAGGAATTGCCGTCATAGGATATGACATCGACCTCGTTGGTGACATCGCCCCATATGGTGCCGTCATAGGAATACTGCCATTTCCCGAATGTAACATCGCCCTCAAATTGAGCGGAGATTGTGATTTGGGTCGGTGTATATGTAGCGGCATCAGGGTTTGCCGGATCGTAATCATACGATACAAAACCGGCAGCAGAGGTGGTCAGCTTAATAAACGTTCCGTTATCATAGCGGACAACGTTCACAGGGATCGAGAAGAAGCTTGCCGGAATATCGGAGCCGGATATGATGATCTCATCACCGTCAGCCGCAAGGATGACTTCATTCGTATCTGTGATAAGGCTGATATGAACGCTTTCTTCAATAGGAAACACTGTAAACCGAATGGACGCTCTGTCCTTGCACAGTATACTGTCGATGCCGAATGTCAGATGCTTGCCAACACCGAATACATATTCAGAGCCGTCATCGGCGGTGCAGTACCATACATACTGATACTTCGTTCCGTCAGGATCGGTATCTCCTTCTTCTCCCTTGCTTACGCATGCCGTTAAAGTTGCTTGAGAAGTCTCTTCCTTCGCTACGGACAAGGGGTCAGAAGTCGTGATATAGAGGACCATCGAACTGAGGTCTCCATTCTCAAGCATGGTATCGAGAACGGATGCGATCCTCTCGGCGTTCGTAAGCTTGCCGATATACTGCATGGACCTCTGCTCCGACTTACCGGAAGAAGTAATGCCACACGCTCCGTTAACGACATATCCAATGGATGTGATAATGCCGTTGACGGTAGTGCCGTCTGCTTTTGTATAGACCATCATATCGCCAGGTTCCGCTTCATAGAACGGCATCGATGTGATAGTCATCGGATAATATTCTGTTCCGATAACAGATGCACCGGGAACAGTTAAAGTTCCGTAATACTCAGCAAGGAGCGTTGTACCTATCATACGAACAAGGCGGTTGTTGGTCTCTGTGATGTCGATCTCCTGACCGTCACCTTCTCCGTATGTATATGTCACATTACCGGCAAGGTCTGTGACTCTTAAAGGACCTATCGTTACGCTCTCGGAGATCTTACTGTCGAATCTGTTTTGCGGAGTGGATGTAACAGACGATGCTCCGATATGGCGGAATGCCAGATTGCCCGATGCGTTGATATATGCGGACTCCCACATCAACTCTGCCATGAATCGGATCATGTCTCTGTAAGACATATCGTCATAAATGGTATAACTGCGTGAGGCGACCGTAATAGCCTCAAGAAAGGCTTGTTCGTCAGCAGTAACACTTAATCCCACACCAACGGCCTGACAGGCATTCTGAAGGTGCTGGTAAAGCGTAGTGGCTATTCCAAAAGTTCCGTATGGGACTTTCTTGTCAAACAGGACCATTCTGTCATTCAATGTCAGAGCGATCTTGTCTGTAAAGGATGTATCGGCATCCATAACGATATATGTGCCAATGGTATCCCATGTCACATTGTCTCTGCTTATGGAGCCGTCAATGGGCAGAGCCGCAAGCTTTAAGTCAAACTCCACACCGATCAGCTTGCTGGAATATCTTCCGTCCGTATTGGCAAGAGTCACATGGCCCTCGTCAGATATCGCAGTACCGATCTGAAACCCTTCAGCTTCCGTCATGGAACAATCTATGGTAAACGTATTCTGAATGATCTCATCTTCGCTGATAACAAGGGAACCGGATTCCATTTTGACAATGGTCCGGTATCCCTCGTTACGATATAAAGAAGGATTGCTGATAGTTCTCATACCAGAGTCCCTCCGTCTTTACGGATCAGATTGAATGCAACGTTCGTCCAAACATGATTCGTATTACTGTACATCGGGGCAGACCGGTCACCGACATAGAACAGATCTGTACGGTAATCTCCGGTCTTGCCATCGAGGTAATTTACATAAAGATATTCGGGATCGAACATCTGTAGCAAGGCTGCCACCACATCCGTTGTGACATTCTGCCATGCCAGATTCAGCTTGCAGACCTGTCCGACTCTCAGCTTGTGCATCATCGCATCTTCGGTACGACCGGCATCAGGAGCGGATACATCCTGCAACTCGTATTCATACTTGGAAGGGGATTTGACATAAGTCCTGGTACCGTTTGCAGTCGTTGAGACCCATCGGATAGGACTTATTGCATCGTAAGCAAAAGTTGCTACTGCCATGTCAAAACACCTCCTTTAATTCATTGCTACGACCGGATGTCCGGTCCGTCTGTTCGTCTGGGACAACGCCCTTAATACATCGGATGCCGATACGGAACTGCCGCCGTTATCCTTTTCCAGGATCGCTCTAAGCAATTCATTCTGCTCTCTCAGCAGACGATTCTGTTCAGAATTAGCATTTGCAACACCTGCAGAGATACCTTCCACGATCTGGTCGTTATTGGCGACCGCCGTGCCGGAACCGAATTTACCGACATACTCAGGACCATTTTCATTTGCCACGAAGACAGATCCCGAAGCCGGGAAGCCACCTTGCGCGAACAACAAACGCTGGTCAAGAATGCTTACCGCCGGAGTGTTTCCGCTCGATGCGGATTTTCCGGCAGCGATAGCCTCGACTTTCAGCTTCAGGTTCATCTGTAAGGTCTTGCTGATAGTACTGGACTCCGTATTGAGCCATTTCAATACGTTTTTGTTGCTTTCAGATCCATCCGTCTTAAAACCAAGAGTCTTCCAGAACGTACTCCTGCTTGAAGAAGTATTTCTCCATGTGGTGACATTGGAATTGTTCTGAGAGCCGTCCATAGTATATCCAAGCGTTGCCCTTGCGGTCTTCGCTTTTGCTCCGAGCCATGTCTTGGTATCAGAACTATTCTCAGATCCGTCCATGTTATAGCCAAGCCAGTTCTTAATGGTTCTTCCGGCAACAGTAAGCCACTGTCTGAACCAGTTGGTCCTCTCCGTTCCATCGGCGTTGTATCCAAGGATATTCTTAATTACTCGTCCGGCAAGGTTCTTCCATGTTGTGAACACGCTTGTCTTTTCGGTGCCGTCAGACTTATATCCCAACCAATTAAAGAAGGATCTTGTCTTGGTATCGAACCACTCTTTTACATTCCAGGTGTTTCTGGAATTGTCGGTCTTGTATCCAAGTTCGATGGTCTTTTTATCAAAGCCGAAGATCTTGCGGATACTCTTGAGAACATCGTCCTCTGTACCTTTACCATTGACGGTTACATTCTTCTTGGGCTTCTTGCCGGAAAGCCAATCGAGCAGTTCGGAACTGGAAGCATTAACACCTCTGACATCTACATCGATAGTAGAGTATGGCAGCAGGTCTGGACTTGATTTCGGATTTGAAAGCGCCTCTTTAAGCTTTTCAGATGTCGAGTCAACTGTACCGCCTATCATTGCGCTCTGGATCAGCGGCCCGAAGCCAACCAGCAACCCGGAAAGAAGACCTCCGCCGGTAGTTGCTCCCGCACCAGCTGACGCTACTCCCGATGCTCCGCCGCCTGTAAAGAGTCCCGACAGACTACCTTTAGCAAGCAGGGCCAGAACAAGCGGATTCGTTGCAAGGTTCTTGAACCCCTCACTAAGGCTGGAAAACGTTCCTTCAATATCCAAATCGCAAAGAGAGGAAATAGCATCCGCAAAATTAGTGATCGCGTCTACGAACTTCTCAAAACTACGGAAAGCGGTATCTCTCAGGAAGATCAATATAGGCTCAAGAACGGGCCATACACTGTCAATGACCTTTCCTACCGCTTCAAACGCGGCGGAAAGAGCGTCTATCGTTTTTGGCAATGCCGTTTCAATGGTCCATTTGCCGAACGGCAACAGAATATTATTCCAGAGCCACTCGAACTTCGGCGAAAGAACACCTATGAAATCTCTGAACGACTGGACAAGGCCGCCGACAGAATCGAGCAACGGTCCAAAATCCAGAGTCCCGGCCCATCTCCTGGTAGAGTCTGAAATTCTTTCGACAGTTCCGGCGAGATCGTTGAAGATACCGAAGATGCCTTCTACTATCTTCTGACCTCTGCCGTTCTCTTCCCATGCCAGCTTGATATTATTCGCAACATTTCCGATCGCTATGTTGATGTTCTGCCATGTTCTGAGGATCTTTTCGATAATCTCCTGACCGGCTCCGCCTGTCCACATATCCTTGAAATCCTTGGCAATGGTACCGATCAGGCCTTTGATGGAATCGAAAGCGTATTCAATGGAATCGAGAGTAGCCTGGCCTTCATTTTCCCAAGCAAGCTTGAACGGCTTGAAGAGGTCTTTCAAAGTGTTTGCCAGAGCAGATGTACCGACATCGACTGTCTCAAACATCGCTCCATAATCATTGGCAGCAGCACCGCCGCCTCCTCCGGATCCGCTCTTCGGGTCTTTCTGGTCGTTCAAAAGATTCAGTTCATCCAATCCGAGGATTGTGGCCTTCAGCTCATCAGCGGCTTTCTTTGCTCCATTTGCGGATGAAGCAACTCCGTTATTAAACTTGACCGGATACTTCAATGCTCTCGTCCAGGTGGATGCGCCGGAGATGACCGCAAAGAAATGATTGATAAGGTTCAGCAACTGAACGAACTTGTCCGCGACATAATCGATCGCCGGTGCCAGCTGGTTAAGCAGAGGCATCGCCATCGCGCCCATACTGTTCTTTACATACAAGGCAGATGTGGCAAGATTATCCATCGTCTGCTGGAACTGATTGCCGGTTTGAACTGCATACTGATAAGCGTTCTTGATACCTTCCGTAAACGAGGATGTGACGAGGCGGATCGCCGAACGAATCATGCGGTATTTAAGGATTCGCATGACATCCTGACCAAGAGACCTGATTCTCGCGGCAAGACCGTCCGTTGATCTCCTGGCACCATGAGAATTAGCTACCCACCGCTTCAAGGCATCTCCGGCCTTATGAAGCAAGGAAACGTGTGTCCGAAGCGTTGCGTTTTGAGATTCGGTAACTACCTGGGCTTTATACGGATCGGAAAGGCTCCTGTCGAATTTTGGAACAGTATATTTTGCCTGAGTCGCTTCCTCGGTCTCTGCCGTGCTTTTTCCGCCGGTCTGGTACTCTCCGGCAGACTTCCCAGCTTCGGTAATGGCGTTGGATACATTCTTTCCGGCGCTCTTGATCCTGGAAGCTTGCATGATGTCAGCAATAGCGCGAAGTTTGCTTTCGCTGATACTGTCGAACGACCGCATGGAGTCGCTGAGTTCGGTCATTGATGCGGCGACTTTGCTGATGTTCCCGGCATCAGCTCTCGTCAGAGCATTAACAAGGTTCTTGACTTCGTTTACTCTGACTGAATTTATCTCTTTCAAGCCTTCGCCAATAGATGCCAACGCAGTTTCAAGTCCGCTGGAACTGGAAAAACCGCTGATCGCCGTTTTCAAATGTTCCAGTTTTGATATTGTGTTGTTAATGGAACGTGAGGCAGAACCGCTTTCTCCTCTTATGACGATTTTTATTTCGTCAGTAGTGATACCGCTATCGCTCATGTTGCCTCATCTCCTTCCTTTTTGGCTGCAAAGGCTTTATTCCATAATTCAAACTGTGCTTTCATGTTTTGTGCAGATTTCTTTTGAGCAAGCAACTCATCCCGCTCTTTCCGTCTGCGCTCCTCTTTAGCCGTAAGCGCATACGGCTCTTTGTCGTATGGCATAGGCTCTCTTTTTTTAACAAGCGAGAGAAACATCGGTGATGCTTCGATAAGCGCATCGTAAATGTATCTGCCAAGCATCCAGTTTTGCTTATTCAGTTCTTCCCTCTGGAGAAGATACATTTCCCGATAATACTTCGGGAGATCCGCAGGGCCGTGCCAGTATTCTTCGTAGGTCATGCCCATCGCCATGTACTTTGGGCATTCGCTTTTGAAGAACTCCACGATGCCCAATCCTGATAAAGAAATAGGAGAGGCCTGATCTTGGCCTCCCCCATCAGGTTGATTTATCTGTGGATCTCCCAGGAGATGTTTCCCTCGTCATCCTCATCCGGCTCTTCCATCAGAGACTCGATTGGAGCGCGATATAACTCATAAAGTGTTACGAAGAAGTTTTCTCTGTCCTTGATCTTCTTGAACATCACATCAACATCTTTGCGATTCACATACCGCTGATGTTTCAGAAATGCATAATAGAAAAGATCCGGCAGCGCGACTTCGGGATTGTTCATGATGAAATCGTTCGTCAGGTCTCTGTGGGCCATCTGAGTGATTACATCCCGGTCGAACTCAAGCTTGTAATCATTACCTTTGTAGCTGAATGTAATATCCATATTTTTCGTCCTTTCTTAAATGGATCATTCCATATTCGGGTTGATCGGCGTAGTCGGAGCGATAGAGATCTGCATCTCCTGCACTTCATTTACGCCGGAGCCGGTGGGATACACGGTAAGGTAGCCCTTGAACTCCCATTTACCCTGATCGCCTGTAGGTGTGGCGGTGCCGTCAACCGCCTCAGTACCGCCGAACCAGATCGCAAAATCGGTCTCGACATCCTTCAGGGCGAGCAGCTTGACATAATCAGCCTTGTCGTAGTTCGCAAGGAACTGAAGGCCATCAGAGGAAACGGTGATGATGCCCGGAATGAAGGTCTGCTGGCGGTCCGACTTGGTGGTAGTCTCCAGCATTTCGGGAGTACCGCCGACATCCGGGGTCTCTTTGATGTCAACAAGTTTGGCATAAGCGTTGCCGCTCTTGCTCATCAGGAACTGTTTATAGGTGTTAATAGCCATAGCTTATTACCTCCTGTAGATATATTCGCCGTCTGTGACCGCCGTATACCTTGCGATCAGACGGGTCTTTGTGCCATCATCCATATCAACAGGTCTTGACATGATCCGGACAAAACCCTTTCTTATCATCCATTGATCGATGACGGACAAAATTAGTTTCGCCTCGGCTTTTCGTCCGAACTGCTTGTTTGAATAAACATTGAATTCGTAATCGACCGAAACGTGATTCTCGTTGGAACCGGAATCTATAGAGTTGCGATAAACAGAGTTGTTTATCTCCGAGATGCACACACAAGGGAACTCTTCCGGGTTCAGGACCAGTTCATCGTTGATGTTCATATTAGGATTAAGTGCGGTAAGCACCTCTGATATTCCATCGAATACCTCTGGCTCAATATCGATCATCTGGTTCCAAACACCTCCTTTGCTATTCTCTGCACATCTTGTTTCATCTTTAGTCCGGCATCATACATTGCCATTGCCGGTGGGTTACCCAAAGTTCTTACTTTATCCATCTGAGGTTCGCCAAACGAGCCGTCTTTATGGACTACTCTCGGATGATGCGCGTAAGGTGTAGGATTTGCACCCATAGGGCCAACGTATACCCATCCTTTTGGATATCGGCTTATTTGTCCTCTGCCAGCGCCATAAGCGCCATGAGGAAGGACGAGACCCTGTCTCGGATGGTCGGGATACGCTTTACCTGTACCAAACTCAATGAACAGGACTTTCTCGCCGGAAGCCACCACATAGCATTCTTTGCCGCCTTCGCCCCATATGACATCGCCGACTTGAACTGAGCCGTATCCGTCATACTGCGCTTGAGCGTACTCCGCTCTGGCTACCTCTATGCCGGATTGAGCAAGCAATTCCATCACCCTTTTGAGATCATATTCCATCCGTCTCTTTTTCACTTCCAGGTGCTTTATTACTTTCTCGATCCCAACG